GGATCAGTCACTCAGCGTAGATCTCAACGGTAATATGGACACTACTGTTTCTGCGGGAGAAAAAGCGACTGGCGAAATTGCCTATGAGGTTAAAAAGAAAAGTAAGCTTACCCTTACCTATACTCCGAAATTTGGTGACAGTGTAAAAATCAATGTAAGATAAAAAATTGCTAGGGGCATACAGCTCCTAGCTTTTTTGTGTGAAATGCTTTATAAATTGATAAATGCACCGTAGGCGATGCTCGTCAGTAATGCCCATAACAACACGGACAATCTGCTCTTGTAAAAAATCTTTCATGATCCTCAGCCTCCTATGTAATTTTATAATCATAAAAATGCTGAGATATTGTATTTTATTGGCTTGAGGATGGTAATAGTATAGCACAATTGTTTAAATTTGTAAAATTGTTACAAATCTAATATCTGCCTCTTTTTGGATGCAAACTCCTCTTGTGTAATAATGCCCTCATCAGCTAGCGCCTTGAGTTCTCTGAGTTCTGCAAATTTCTCCGGTTGCTTTCCATCAATAACCTCTATGATTGCCTTATCGGCAGCCTTAAACCAGTGAGCGTATGTATCATGGAGGGTTTCTACGGTATCTCCTAGCCGCTTAGCGATGTCAAAGTCCGTAAGACATGTTGTTAATAAGATAAGACGCGTGAGAGTGTCTAAAATCATGGATACGGATGCGGGGCAGTTCCGGATTCTCAGTAAGAGCACGATTATAATATTTATCAAATCTTTTTGTAATAGTGTTGCGTCCTAGTGGTCTGTAAAAGCCAAACACAAAGCAATCGTCGCTAAAGCCGTGAATGCCTTTTTGGTCTGTTTTCCAAGCGCTGAGCAACTCTCTTACGACCTTGGGCATAGAAATCTTACGTACGCTGTTTTGCGTCTTAGGTGGTGTTATGGCCCATTTTTGGTTTATACCGGTAGGGTCGGACGTAAATGTCTTACAGATATACATAGAACTGGCCTGTAAGTCTATATCTTTCCATTGAAGTGCCTGTGCCTCGCCCTTTCGCATTCCCATATAATACAATACGGTAAAAAAAGTTTGATACTGTAGATCATCTACATGCTGCAAAAAGACATTAAACTGTTCCGGTTCCCAAAACAACATTTCTTTTTTGACCGTGTCCTTATCCGTCGCAAGTTTTACCCTCTTTAGAGGATTTTCTTTAATGATGCCTTCCATGATTGCATAATCAAATACCTCATTGACGGTGTAATATATCTTAGATACATAATTCTTTGTATGTGCACTCTCATACTGCTTAAAAAGCTTTCTCAGAGTTTCGTGTGTTATGAGGCTTATTTTCTTTGTGCCGATAGTGCTATTGACCTTTTTGAGTATCGAGCACTTATCTCTATAGCTGGAGGCCTTTATTTGTGATTGGTTATGAGTGAGGAACTGCTCTGCTACCTCTGCAAAGCTGCTGTGCTGTTTTGCGACTTGTATATCTTGATACTTACGCAAAAAATCAGTTTCAAAATCTTTCGCCTCTCTGATGGACTTAGCTCCCGTGGCCAACCGTCTGTAATTATAATAAGTGCCGTCATCTCGCTTGATCTTACCCGATATATAAAACTTACCGTTTTGCTTATAAGTTGTCAT